CATAAGAATTGGTTTTGGGTACAGGCACAGAAATGATCTACATTGCACATAGAGGTTTGCTCAACGGTCCTTCCAAATGGGAGAATTCTCCGTGGGCAGTTGAAGAAGCCATTAGCGAATGTGGCAACGCCGAAGTCGATGTGTGGATGCACAACAACGAACTCTGGTTGGGACACGATAAGCCCACCCACAGGGTTCCGCTGCGATTCTTCCACGATAACGTGAATGCCCTGTGGATTCACTGTAAGAACGTCCAAGCTATCGAATTTTTCAATGAGTTCCATACCCTTTGGCACTATTTCTGGCATGAGGTCGATATGATGACGATGACCAGTAAGGGGTTCATGTGGGTGTACCCCGGCAGACAGATAGTGCGGAACTCCATTGCAGTCCTGCCGGAAGTCCACAATGATGATATCTCAAGGTGTGTCGGCATCTGCACCGACTACGTTATCAAGTATCGGAGCGAGGCATGAAAACCGCAGTCTGTCTATCCGGCAAGCTCGACGCAATCGAAAGCCACCGAAACCTAATAGAACAGGTTATCGAACCATACAAAGCCGATGTGTTTATCGACTCATGGATTCCATTTGAGAACAACACCATCAAGTCTATCTGGACCGAAGACGACTACAAACACGCCGGAATTACTCCACACCTACCTAGCATCAATGAATATGCCATAGCGTTCCAGCCGAAGATGATGGTGTTAGATCATTTTGATGCCATGCCGCTCAACCATCAAATCAGGTCTGTTCTCCCCAAGAGCAAGATGACTGCGATGGGTGTCGAGTCCCTCTGGACTAAGAGCGAAAACGTCATGTTCATGTGGTACAAGATTTGGAAAGCTAATCAGTTGCGCAAGCTATATGAGCAGACGAATCGGATTCGCTATGACTGTATCATTAGACTTAGGTTTGATAACACCTTTAAGGACGGGGAGTTCCCTGTGATTGATCCAAAGCGCAAGACGGTCTATATACCTCTAGGCGGTGACTATGAGGGTGGTATCTGTGATCAGGTGGCAATTGCTGATTCGGTGACGATGGATTTGTATTGTGAACTCTACAACGAAATCTATCGCTACGCCACTGGCAAGATTGGTATTCATCCAGAATCTATGCTACGCAAACACCTAGAGATAAACCGATTGGAAGTTGAACGCTTTGAATGTGAATTTGCTCTCCGTGGGAACATTGTTCCGTCATCAGGAAAGAAACTCACCGAAACGTCATCTGCCGCGATTGCTTTTCTTGAAGAACAGAACAGACTTCAACTTCTCAGCCGACTACATTCCCCAATAGCAATACTCAACCCCGGAGATTGATTATGAATCCTTGTATCGTATCATTTTTTATGGACAACGTGGACATGAAGACCGTGGGGCTACAACGCTCCGTAGTTGAGAAGTTCAATCGTAGTCATGTCAAGCACTATCAGATTCAAACCACCTTGCCGCACGGAGTCGCAATCGACTACTTCATGGCGGTGAACGGTTCAGTTGGTGCGGGTTTTCTCGGTCAGGGTATCGCACAGGAATGTGACCATGATGCTGTTCTTATTCTGGATATTGACTGTATTCCGTTAGTAGATCGTGCCATCGACACCTATCTGGCGTATGCCTACAATGGCAGTATAGCCGGAAATGCCCAACGTTCTAATCACATTGAGAACGGACAAAATGTATTTGCTGCGCCATCATGCACGGCTATCACTAAGACCACTTACGACAAAATCGGGCGTCCTAGCGCATATCCAAATCAACGCTCAGACGTATTAGAGGAATACACCTTTGCCGCTAAAGAAAAGGGTGTTCGACTTGACTTAGCGATGCCTTTGCGGTATGATGAAGCACCGGTCAGATATTCTTGGGAGAAGGATACGGATCCCTTCTGGAAGCTTGCTGACGGTATGCCCAATTACGGAATAGGCACTACCTATGGCGACAAGATTAGTGATTTGTTCTACCATCAGTTCCAGATTTTCGTGGGCGATAGTCAGACCAAATTTTGGAAGAAGTGCGAATCAATTTTAACCGGAGCGTAAGATGAAAGAAGGCTATACCCATATTGCAGTAGTTCTAGACAGTTCAGGATCCATGGCGACTATCTTCAATGATACCGTTGCCGGATTCAACCACTTCCTCAAGGCGCAGAAGGAAGCAGAAGGCGAGGCAACGATGACCCTTGTGGAATTCGCGCAACCGACGTTTGAGCGTGGAGCCGTACCTACTCCGTGGGGACCGAACACCCTGATTGGTGGTGTACTGAATGATCAGATACCTAAAGTTTCTCCTTCAATCAACGTCAAGTTCGATTTCAGACCGGTCACGGCAGTAGAAGAACTGACTAAGAAGAACTATACGCCCCATGGCAATACGCCTCTTCTCGACACGATTGGTGAAACGATCCTTCGCACCGGCAAGGCACTTCAGGCACTCCCTGAGTCTCTGCGTCCTTCTAAGGTATTGTTCGTGATTATCACGGACGGCGAAGAGAACGCATCACACTTCTACAATCTGGATAAGGTGAAGGAACTGACGAGTCACCAGCAGATCGTCTACAAGTGGGAGTTCATGTATCTCGGTGCCAATCAGGACGCGATTCAGGTTGGTGGTTCACTCGGCATCAAGGCATCTAGCTCCATGTCTTATGGGCTATCGTCGGGTGAGATTGGTTCGACTTATCAGGTGCTTGCTTCCAAGACAGCATCGTACCGTGCGGTCAATGCCACGGCAGACGCATTGAATTTCACAGAGGAAGAGCGCACAAGCGCGAAGAAGAGCAGTTAATTATGGCAAACCGATCCGATTTTTTCAACACATCCGCAAAGCAGCCTAGACTGCCACGCTATCTCAAGAAGATGCTGGCACTCAATGGCGGCACCCGCGCTATCCGCAAAATGTTCATTGAGGCACATCTGACTCATGTTGCATACAAGCTCAAGCGCGGCAATGATGCGGATGCCGTGGACACCACAGAGGCACCATGATGAATCCTGAAACGGGCGAAGTTTTCGAACTCAAGATCACCGATGAAGAGGCGAAGGAACAGGGACTCGTCCCTGTTGTCCGTAAGCTTACCGACAAGGAACATCTGACAAAGCAGATCGAACTGTACTCCCCATGCGCCTGCGGCAGTGGGAAGAAGTTCAAGTTCTGTTGCAAGAAAGCACCCGAACCATTCAAGCCGGTTGGGTTGCTAGACCTGTTCCCTATGGCGTTCAAGAAAGAGCGAAAGGCTCATGAAGAAATGCTTGCTGCGATTGCGGCTACGGAAGCAGGACCGGAAATCACTGAGGAATCAGAGGCGTCGGCTAATGTTGGTTGAAAAGAAACAACACACGCAGAAGATGATTTCAACGCGGACGGACGAGGAAATGTTCTATGCGTTGAAAGCACTCTCGCAAGTCACCGGCATTGATAGCAGCACTATCATGCGGCTTGCTATTGCCGTACTCATTGAAAGAGCGCGAACAGCACAACCTACCAGTTGGGAAGAGTTGAAGAGTATCGCATAATGCAAGCTTGGCGTTCGACACCATTCCCTACGCTGGAAATCACAACCAACGTAGCCCCGAAGGGCTGCGTTGTCGATTGTGCCTATTGCCCACAGCGGGTACTAGAGAAGTCCTACAAGGGCGATACCGTCATGACGATGGAACGCTTCAAGGAATGCATCGACAAGGTGCCGACCGAAGTTCGTATCACCTTTGCCGGATTCACGGAACCGTGGTTGAACAAGCACTGCACCGATATGGCATTCTATGCATTTGAGAAAGGTCATCCTGTCTCGGCTTTCACTACAGCCGTGGGCATGAAGCCGGTTGATGTATACCGGCTCAAGAACATCCCGTTTGCCGGTGGACCGAATGGTGGTTTCTGCCTGCATCTGCCGGATTCAGATAGGATCGCGAAGCATCCGATCAATGCGAACTACATCAAGGTGATCGAAGCTTTCCATGAAGTGCATCACCAGATCAAGGAATTCTATGTAATGTGCATGGGTTGGGAAGTCCACGAATCTGTGCGACACCTGTTCCCGAATGCGGTTGTTCCTTCCTTCTGGAACCGCGCTGGCAATCTCCGCAAGGAATCGTTGCTCAAGCCGGAACTGCAAAAGGTCTATGAACGAGTGCGTCATGCGGAAGTGAAGACTGAACCCATGACCTGTGGATGCGATGAAGGTCTGTACCATAACGTTCTTCTGCCGAATGGTAGAGTGTCGATATGCTGCATGGACTACAGTTTGGATTATATCGTCGGCAACCTGCTAGAGCAGTCTTACGATGATGTGGTTCCAAAAGATCAAGCCTGTTTCGAGATTTGCAAATCTTGCGAGAATGGCGTCAAACCAAGGAGTTAATGAAATGACAGTTAAGGCAGTAAAGTTGGTATCGGGTGAAGAGTTGATTGGTGAAGTGATTCATGAAGAGCCGGGTCTTGAGATTACACTCAAGAACGTGGTCGCTGTCATGATTCAAAGAACCCAATCGGGCGATTTGTCCATTGGGTTCGTTCCGTTCGCACCGTACACCGGCAAGGGCGGCTCTTTCTCATTTGAGTTAGTGAAGACGATCTTCGTGAAAGAGATTGACGATCAGATGGCAAACCAATATAATAGTATGTTTGGTGGCGTAGTTGTGCCGCCTAAGCAGATTCTACTAGGATAATAAATTGGATTTTTACACAAACGTCAGGCAGTACGGCAAATACATCTTAGTTCGCGGTATTGAGTCTGGAAAGAAAGTATCGCGACGGATTGAGTATCGCCCGACGTTCTTTGTTGCTTCGACTAACAAGAAGTCGAAGTACCGCACGTTGGCTGGTGATATCGTAGAACCGGTCGAGCCGGGTGATATCAACGATGCGCGGGAATTCCTGCAACGCTATGAAGGCGTAGAGACATTCCCCATCTACGGCAACAACCGTTACGAGTACACCTATATCTCGGACGAGTTCCCCGACGATATCCTGTGGGATCAGAAGTATCTCACGATTGCCTACCTTGATATCGAAGTAGCTTCCGATAACGGTTTCCCTGATCCAAAGGAAGCCAACGAGGAAGTCACCGCAATCACGATCCTGATTGACGGCAGATACGACACTTTCGGCTGTGGCAATTTCACGCCGCACCGTCCTGATGTTGTCTACCACAAGTGTAAGGACGAGAAGGATCTTCTGCGGAAGTTCCTTGGATTCTGGTCGAACAACTACCCCGATATAGTCACCGGCTGGAACATCAAATACTTCGACATTCCTTACCTGATCAACCGCATGATGAATCTGTTGGGTGAGAAGGAAGTCAACATCATTTCGCCATGGAAGAAGGTGAAGGCTCGCGAGACTACGATCATGAATCGTGATCAGCAGCACTACCTGATTTTCGGTATCGCGATTCTAGACTACCTAGACCTGTACAAGAAGTATTCACCCACCCCGAATCAGGAATCCTACACCCTGAACCATATCGCGTTTGTCGAACTCGGCACCGGTAAGATGGATTACACCGAATACGACAGTCTCCATGATTTGTACACACGCGACTTCCAGAAGTATGTCGAGTACAACATCCGCGACACGGAGCTAATCTATCTGATCGAAACGAATGGTGTCAAGTCCAGCAAGTTGCTTGAGCTAGCCCTAACGCTAGCATACGATAACAAGGTCAACTACGAAGACGTATACCAGCAGGTTCGTATGTGGGACGCAATCATCTTCAACAATCTCAGGAAGAAGAGCATTGTCGTTCCGATGATGAAGCAGGGCAAGAAAGACGAGGCATATGCCGGTGCGTATGTCAAACCACCAATACCGGGCATGTACCATTGGGTTGTGTCGTTCGACTTGGATGGTCTGTACCCTCACTTGATCATGCAGTACAACCTGTCGCCTGAGACTCTGATCGAAGCGAACAAATACACTCCTGAAATGCGAGACATTCGCAGTCAGGTCAGTGTCGATTCCCTGCTAAACAAGGAAATCAATCTGGATCCACTCAAGCCTATCAATGTGACTCTTGCTCCGAACCGGCAGTTCTTTACCACCGCAATTCGTGGCTTCCTTGGTGAAATCATGGACGACATGTACAAGGGTCGCGTCAAGTACAGAAAGATGGCAATCGCTTCGAAGAAGAAGCTCGAAACAGTCAAACAGGATCCTAATCAATATGCATTTGTTCAACGAGAATATGCCCGATACAACAACCTACAGATGGCGAAAAAAGTTTCTCTCAATTCTGCATATGGGGCAATCGGGAACCAATACTTCCGATTTTTCGATATCCGAATTGCTGAAGCAATCACGCTCGGCGGACAACTATCCTACAAGTGGATCGAGCAACACATCAACGCATACCTCAACAAGCTCGTCGGCAGTGAGGGTGTAGACTACGTAATTGCAGGCGACACCGACTCCATGTATCTGAACATGAGTGCCATAGTCGAGAAGTTCATCAAGAACACCACAGACAAGCACAAGGTCATCAAGCTACTCGACAAGATTTGCGAAGAGAAACTACAGCCTTTCATCCACAAGACCTATCAGGAACTCGCAGACTACACCAACGCTTATGAGCAGAAGATGCACATGAAGCGCGAATCCCTCTGCGACCGGGCTATCTGGATTGCCAAGAAACGCTACATCCTCAATGTCTATGACGAGGAAGGTGTGGTCTACGCCGAACCGAAGATCAAGACGGTAGGTATCGAAACCAACAAGTCTTCGACTCCGACCGTGGTGCGCGGTAAGATGCGCGAGTGCATCAAGATCATTCTGGACAAGGATGAAGATGCGGTGATC